CCAGAATCAAATCATGACTCGCATTTGTATCTAGCAGATGCAAGCCAGTATTAGGGAACGTAAGTCCAGTAGTTAGAGTATCACCATCAGCCATATCTCCTAAAGGCCCATTACCACTAGCAGTCCAGGCAACAGAGTCTGAGGTTCTCCAGAAGCGAACTACAGTCGGAGTATCATCCTGATAAACATAGTAGTCGTCGAAGTTAATATTCCCACTTAGTCCAGTTCCAGACCACGCATTCTCAGGAACAGAGAACGGTCCGCCAGACTGGCGGAATACAACAACAACTTCTACAAACCCAGCAGACGGAACATTGGCTAAGGAGATACCACCAGCACCAATATTCGCATTCAACGTAACTTCATGAACTGTATTGACACGACTATCCAGATCAATAACAAGCTCATTTGAGACAATAGCTGGAGTGAAAACAGCAGGATGTACAGCAGCAGAAGGAGTACAGTAGACTGTATGAGTGCCTGATGGCAAACTGAGACGAGAACCAGTAGATGATGCAATTAACGTCCCACGAGAAAGTGTGTTAGGACTGCCAGATGTTACTGTCCCGTAACAAACTTCATAGTCTCCAGCACTGGTTTTGATTCCATAGATAGTAGAATTTCCATTTCCTACAGTGGAAATAAACGACAATGCCCCCGACGTTGCACCTCCAAGGCTCAGCGTCCCGGTACCAGTTGTGGTAGTAGTCTCTCTAACTAAATCGTGCAGAACAAATGCCATGATAAGCTCTCTTAAATATTTCGGATAGAGAATCGAACTGTTCTGTCGTCGATTTCGCCAAGACCAGCATCGCCGCTAACAGCGGTTGTAAACCTGAAAGTAATCGAGCCAGAAGTAGCTCCAGGTTCTGCTTGAACTTTAACACCCCACACATTTGGATAGGATGTGGTGTTGATAACAATAGTCCCGAATGGAGTAGGAGCCATGACTTCATCAACTCCAGACAAAATACATTCTACATTAGTAATAGTAGTATTGTCTGGAAGCTCAAATGAGTGATAAAACCACCGTTTCGCATCCCCGTCTAAAGGATAGGAGAGCACTACTGGTTGTTTACCAGAATGAGTTTTCATAGCCACAACTCGAAATCAGGTGGGGTGACTAGCAATCCACCTGTGGTTGACCGTATCCAATAGCGAGCAGAATCTGTCTCTATACAGTGAACAGACTCATCTCGTTTCTGCTCGACTGGAGGAGATACTTCGGGCTCTACAGGCTTTAACCCAGCTTCGTCCCTAGCTTTTCTAGCTTCTCGACGAGCGTCAGTCATATTCCGTTCAATCTCAGCAAAATACTTTGCCTTATCAAACCCACCAACTACAGACCGCTTAAAATTACGAATGAATCTCGACTTAAACGAAAGTCCGACAAAATCGTGACGAGGCAGCACAAGTCCTTCTTTTGGAATCAAAGAAACTCGTACTGCTCCATCAAGCCGTCCACCAGACGAGATTATGGTCTCGTCTGGCATCTCGGCTTCCCAGCTGTAGAACTCAGCTAGCTGATACATTAGATCTCGTCGTAGGCGAGAGTGAGAGTTTCAGCAGAAAGGGCACCAGAGGTAGCCGTACTAGCAACAGATAACTGCAACTCTAGAATGTCGCCAATGTACGTATTATCGTCAGCTGGTACAAAAGGACCAGTATCAGTAGTTACTGCTCCCAAAGCGGATGCAGATGTATAGTTAAAAACACTAGCACCACCAGTCATGGCAGTATTATAGCTAGTTGCCCAAGTAGTACCAATATTCTTAGCAGAACAGGCGACACCGGTACCAAACCCATTTCCGCCATCGGTATACCACCGCAAGTTAGAAACCTGCGTGTTGGGTGGAGCTTCCATATACGCTCGAAGTCTTTTCACATGGGAATAAGTAGTCCCCGACGTAGGGATAACAATTGGATCACTAGCATCTACAGCAGTGCTAGCCGTAGAAGCAACAGCCTTAAACCGAACAGTTCCAGCTGTCTTATTAACACCCGTATCGGCGTTAGTAGTCAGCTCATGAATTTGAATAGTAGCAGCCATTTTCAATTACCTCATTTGATGGTGAGAGACAGGTTTCTCCACCTGTCAACTGGGGATAAAGTTAGGTTTGAATACCGATCTACTACGCTCTGTACAAAGAACGAGAAATCAATATCCGCCAGAATCTGCCCAACAACAGCATCCAACCGCGTGCTTGTAGTCTTGCTGAGAGCAAATAAGTAAGCATCAAGATTACTAACAGCCAACCCAAGATATACTAAGATAGCATCAGTGTCTAACGAGCTGGTACCAGATGTTTGGAACAAAGAGTCAAGATTAACAACATGAGCAAAGCTCGTCTTTAGAAGACCATCAATAGATACTTGTTTAGTATTAGCATTAGCAGTCAAGATGCTATCTATTGATACAGTTGTCACTCCATAGGACGTAAATAGAGCATCAAGCGAAATGCTAACGCCCTGTCTCTTCAGAAGCACCGAATCCAAACTAACTAATGTAGTAATAAGTTTACTAATTAGAGCATCAAAGTTCGCATTAGTGGTACTACCAGTTACCAAATACGCATCAAGTAATCCAGTCGTAGCAGTAGCAATTTGTAAATATGCGTCTGCTGTAAACTGACTGATTGCGGTGCTTTGCAGGTAAGAGTCTATGCTAACATCATCTTGATAATTACCAAGAAGATAAGCATCTAACTCAGTGCTTATAGTCATCTCTTCTTGGAGCATAGAATCAATCGAAGTATCAGAGGTAATTCCATCAACAATCTGCAACAGAGCATCTAGCTCAACAAGAGCCTCTGTAGCTCCTAGAGCAACAAGGATTGCATTAAGAGAAATCACACCAGTTTGTGCTAACTGGAGAAGCGCATCAATCTCAGCTGAAGGAGTCTGAGTCTTTTGTAAATGCCCGTCAACAGAAGCCATTACAGATTTGTCTGTCTGTAGCAGTCCATCAACATACACTGCACTTGTAATCTCTGATTGCAACCAGGCCTCAATGCTTGTAGAAACTGAACTTACACCCTGTAGGAATGCATCGAAGGATGCCTCAGATGCTTGTGCAATCTGAATTAAAGAGTCAAGACTTACGAGAGATTCTACAGTTCCTTTTATAATCGCATCAACAGAAACGTTATTACTACCGATAAAATAAAGTATAGCATCCAAGTCAGTATTATAATTCTTGGTATCTCGCAGAATAGCATCTATACTTGTACTTTGAGTAACCGAATCCCCAGCGATAATTGCATCAAGAATCGTTTGGGCTAGCTGTGCTCCAGCCGTTTGCAATAGAGCATCTAAAGTGATATTGCGAGTTGTAACAGACTTAAGGTTAGCATCCAGACTTACAATCTTAGTAAAGGCGGTTTGGAGAAGAGCGTTTAAAGAAATATATCCTTCTTTGTAGCCTCTAAGAAGAGCATCGGTACTAATACCTGCTGTTATCACTTTTTGCAGATAAGAGTCAGCACTAACACTTGAGGTGACACCAGTCTTCTTTATAATGACATCTAAAGAAACTTCTCTTGTACCAAAGAATCCCTCATCGGACATTCCATAAGGGAGCATTCCAAAAGCAATACCACCCATTAAGGGAGACTCAAGGAATCCTTCTCTAATCAAATACGCATCGAGGGATAGACCAGCGCTAGTAGATGCTGACTCCAAAATCGCGTCAAGACTAGAACTTGCACTACTCGTTGAACGCAGTATAGCATCCAGTTGTGTAGCAGATAACGTCTCAAGCACACCCAGAATCGCGTCAATAGATAAGTTATGATAGCTGGGTATTACATTTGCATCCGAGAGTCCTAATGCAGACATTCCATAAGAAGTAGCTCCAAACATAGGAACTGCTTCGTCAAGAAGTCGTACTAGAACAGCATCCATCAAGAGCTGCTTAAGGGGAGCAGCAGCTCTAAGAATTGAGTCCACTCCAAGAGTAGCAGCATTAACTTTTGCAATAAGCGAATCTAGATTAACTTGAGTAGTATAACCCAGCTTCTTTACAATACCATCTATCTGCGTAGAGACATTTGCAAATAGTACATCTGTACCCCATGACACATCCCACAGTACATCCCAATTCGCAGCAGGATGAACTATGAGTGCATCCATAGATCCGGATGCGCTACCCTCAGTACTCAGTGCAGCATCAACACTAACCGAGGATGTTAAACCAGATGACTGAACTAGCCCATCAATCGAAAGAGTTGAAGTTCCGCCACTAGGATCTGGAATCTCAAACTGGACCCAAGATACTCGACCAAACTCAGTTGGTGGTACAGCTCGAAGCCTTAAGAATCCAGTAACACCACTAGCAGCGGCAGAAGCCGTATAAGAATAAGTAGGAGCACTAGAACCAGAGCCACTTGTAATCGGTACCGAATCTAAAATAGATCTGTGGTCATTACCAGAAGTAACAGCAGTAGACCACCGATTAGTTCTAGTACCAAATGTTACACCAGAAGCGCTAATTGCTTGAGCAGATTGAGTTGCTGAGTCTATACTCTGCGCTGTAGCAATCAGAAGTAAATCATTAGCAGCCCAAGATAATGCAGTAGACCCTGTTACACTATAAGCTGTTCCACTGGTTGTATCTGCTCCAGCGCTATGAGCTACGTCAAGACTATATCCTGCTGGAACCTCAATCCGAAGGATCGTAGCCCGCATCGTGTTAGCGGTGCTACCAGCCAGGGATACCGTGACTGTACCAGTCTCAGTACCTGTAACAGTGTCTTTCTTAAACCAATGTTCGCGTCGAGTTCCAGCATCAACTCCCCAAGTACCAGTACCTCCCTCAAGAGATCCAACAGAGGTCCACCCTGCTGGCATCGTTGGAGCAGTGTTGGCGATGTTACTTCTGCCAGTAACTACACAAAATAAGTGACTTGTAGCAGCCGAAATCCCGGATGGATATGCAGGAGTAGCACTCAGAGTACCATTAGCGGCAGTACCAATAGCACCCCAAGTTACAGCAGTAGTCGGAGGGCTTGTGGCATCAGCAGTCTCTAACTCTAACCGCAGATTAGAATAGTCAGAGATAGTAGCTGAAACAGCTCTAGCTACAGTCGTCAGTGTTGACGGGGCAGGATCATCCGTCCATGTCTCAAGGGTAGTAGATCCTTCAACTAACCTAGCAATAATTCTTTTAGCTGGACTACCAGAAATCCTATAGCTTAATGTTCTTGTTCCAGCTACAGGATACCTCAGGACATCCAGTCCAATCTGCATCGTAGAATTACTACCTACGGATGCATAATCTCCGTCATCTGCTACTGACTCGTCTAGTACGCCAAAAAGCGTACTACCAGTGCTCGGAACCCAAGCACCAGCTATAAGATCAGAAACAGGTACAGCTAGTTGAGCCACTAGAGCAGTGCTCTACCACCACGAAACTCAGGAAGGTACTTAGTAAGAAAGGCAGGCCACATTGAATTAAAAGCTCGTTGAGCAGCACTAACACTCAGAGCACTCGTCAAATCCTCTTGTACTCTCTCACGCGCCTCCAGCAGCATCACACCACGCCAGACAACCAACTCATGAAAAGCCTCATCCCAAACTGGCTCATCACCAGCATCTTCCAATCTCGTCTTTTTCAGCTGTGCAGCACCATTCATCACCCAATTCTGATCTGGGGTAGGCCACACAATCCAGTAATTATTTGGAGCGGAGACAAGATAGAAGGGATAACCAGGACTAGGAATCTCGCTCCGCTCCTGAATCTGCCAAGTATCATACTCCATTTTGTACACTGGCCATCTGGCGGTGGAACCAGACTGAGTGATATACAGAGAATCCCACTCAACTGACTCAATATCTGATAATTCGTATTCCCTCACACCTGAAGAAATATTAAATAGAACTCCCCGCTGATTAAAGAACTCCCAGTGCTTAGAGAAGTTATTTATCCAATCATAAGCCTGTTGTGCAGCTCGCACAGCCTGCCGCTGAACTGGATCAACAATTACAAACTCCCCACCAGATTTTCCAAGATTCACAGAAGAAAAGCTTAACGGCGAACCGTTAAGCTCTTCTGCTATCCTCTCTGCAATCTCCAGGTACGTCATCTGCGTGTATACTGGCGCCGAAGCTCACGAAGCCAAGCGATCCCTCGAGGCGTGTCCTCAATCACATCAAAGTTATACCGAGACGTGCTCTGCTTGAAGAACCGATTGTGGTTCTGCTCGGACTGGCTCACATCACCACCTTGGTGGCTGACATAATCAGGCCGCGCCTTAAGAAGCTGCGCTACATGATATCTCTTAACGCGAGTTGGTGTGCCGGGGATGAGGTATGCTCGATCCCCATTTACACCAACTGGCACAGCTGGTTCTGCTTCTTGTTGACCAAGAGCATGAAGAACAATGACAACCGGCTCCGACATAAAAGCCTGATTGGCAACTAGCTCCTTGTAATCGACTCCAGCAGGAACCTCGTCGATCAACTTATCAGGAGCCACATCAATAACCGGTCCGGGAGTGTCATCGGCCTCAGCGGACCGAGACTTGATTATAGTAGTCATGCGTAAAGCCTCAATTCGAGAATGAGGTGGTAAATGTCACCATTAGTTGGGCCGGCAGTAGTAATTACAAGGTCTCCAGTTCCCCCTGCCGACTGCGGATCGTGCAGTCCACCAAGATCCCGGAAATCCAAATCAAAAGCGCCACTGGGAAGAACAAGAGCCCTGTCGTCAGTCGTGTGGTCCCAACTCAGAGTAATGGAAGTAAAACCAGAATTGAATCCACGAACGCGCTCAATCGCCATGTGCCCAACGGCAACATCATTAATGGCTAGAGCGGATTTATCTGCAACGATGGCAGCGGATTCACCCGTGCCATCGGAGGTGCAGAGGCGACTGAGGGCATACTGCGCACCCCCAGTCGCCGGTAGTACAGTCGAAGTGACTGCATCAGCCACGGTACAACTCGATGATGCACTCGTCGTTGCTCGTGATCGGGCAACAAGCGCTCACATCAAACTGGAGTTTACCCCCGTCAATACTCACACCAGCAGAGCCTTTGGCAACCATCGTCTTGTCACCGGCAGCCACTTGAGTGTAGCCAGAATTGGCAAGGTTAGTCGTATCATCCATATACCAAACTCCCATAGTCCCTTGAGTGGTATTCATAATAACCACCTTCCCAGGGATAAAGACAATACCAGGAGTGGTATATGCTCCAGTGGAAGTGTTACGCTCACCACCAAGCTTCAGATAGAAATCTTCAGCGGTGTATGTGCCATAAACAAGAAGCCGAACGCAATCAGCATTAGGGGTACCCCCCTGGCTGAGCACCTGAACAGACATGCCAGAAACGGCAGAGGCGGCAGCATAGGCCATTGAATTACTCCGTAAAAGTCAAAGTAGGAATGGTGGAAGCTACGCTGGTAAATGCAGCGGTTTGACAATCAGATCCGGGCGTCAGGTCATCAGTACCAGCTCGCCAAGCAGTGCTCGCTTTCGATCCAATTACACTGTAGCCAAAGAAGACATTACCAGCCGTCGGAGTAAGACCTTGAGCATACGCAAGAGCAGCCGCAGCCGTTGCATGAACTTGGTCCCCAGAAGCTGGCAGAGCACTAATAGTACCAGCAGCGTTAATCTGCCATGCCCATCCACCAAACACCAACGGGGCTGCAGCACCAGTGTTAACAGTACCACCAGTGAAAGCGGTACCCGCAGCTACTGCAGCTTTATACAACTGTAGTCCGTCAATCACATAGCCAAACCCAGTGTTTGCTACGTTCTCAGGAGTAGAACCTTTGGACAAAGTAGAAGCAATAACAATTCCATCGCTGCTAAGGTGGGTTTGAATTGCATTAAGGTCTGTGCGAACAGCACCCAAGAGGGCGATAAGCGCCCTCTGGGTAGCCGGATCGCTGACCTGCTGGATGTGATCAGTAAAGTCAGCCATCACTCACCTCACAGGCTCGTCGCGCCAACTTCAATAACTGCCATCCAATCTTGGTTGGTGATCTCAGCAGCATGCCACGTACCAGCCCACACATATCCACGCTGACCACCCGGATCAGACTTGGACTTGACATTGTGTGGGATGTGGTTCGCCTCAATGGAATCCATACCACGAAGAGCAACCTGCTTGAAGGAATCCTGACCCAACACGATCATCGGATACACGTCGATGTTCGTGGAATTGTCAGCCTTGAGACCAGGACCAGAAGCAACAACCACACCACCTGCGGGATAGTAGGTCAGCTCGGGGCTCAGCATGAAGCGGAACCCGTAGGCGGCGCCAATCTCCATAGGAGAAATAGGCTGAGCCGAACCATACTCCTCAACACCCTTGAAATCCGGCAGGTTGCGGATGTCATACTCCATGTCGGGATGACAATAGACCGGATACGAGGCTTGAATCGGGTAAACAGCATAATCAGGACCAGACTTCAGCGCCTTGTGCTGAGGCTTGCAGTAGTACCGCTTCAGATCCCGCTTCACCTTCTCCAGAAGAGTCTTGGTGATGGTGCCATTAACCGTAGCAGTGGTAGTACCGGTACCGCCATAGAACGCATTGGTGGCGGCCTTCAACTTGCCATAGTTGTACAGCTCACGAACTAGGCGAATCCGCTGGCCAGCAAACTCAACTTCCTGAGCTGGGATGTCATCTTCGTACAACTCAGCAGTCTCATTGCTGTAGGTATACAGCACATCAAACTGATAAGGCGTCGCGGTAATGATCGTGGAGCTGATAGACTCAGCACCCCTGGTCACACCTTCCGACGTGCGATGAAAATCAACGATCTCATCATCCTTACCAGCGGCAACCCACTGGTTGTCAACACCAGCACCACCAGTCCCAGACGGAAGAGTAAACCGCTTCCACTTTAGAACCTTACCGGAGTTCTTCGGCATCTGCACGGTTTCACCGGCAGAGCTCAAGCACTCCTCAAACATTGCAGTTTTGAGAATCCCACCCTTTACAGCCCCAATACGGGCAGTGTCAGTCGCGAAACGATGGCCAGCCATTGATATTTACCTCTTAGCTTGCCTGTTTGAACACACTAGCAAACCCATCCGCTTCAGTGCGGAGTTGGCTGCCAGAAGAACTGGAACGCCCAGTGGATCGCACTGGAGTCGCTCCGGCAAGCCGAGCGGCTGAGGCGCCGGCCGACTCATTTGCAGACGCAGTCTGCTTCCTGTAGAAACTATCAAATGACTTGAATGCCTGACCATAGGCATATGGGTCAGCTACACGACCATCCTGGCGACGTGCAGTTAGAACAGAACGAGTTGCTTGGTCAGCTCTATCCCACCACTTGAGAAACAACTTGTGGGTCTCAGTGCGG